TGGTTCAAATTCAGTTTTTTCATCTATAACATCAACTGGCGGTGGAGGCGGTGGATCACATTGTGGCCCTAATGGTATAGGAAGACCAGGAGGTTCTGGTGGAGGAAATAGTTATCAAAAAAATTCTCCTCCTGTAGGAAATGGTAATACACCACCTGTATCTCCACCACAAGGAAATCCTGGAGGAACCGGACTAGATGGTGGTAACTATGGTGGCGGCGGTGGCGGCGGTGCTGGTGGTTCTGGTCAACCTGGTTGCGCTGGTAATGGTGGTGGTAATGGTGGTCCTGGAACAACTTCTTCAATCAACGCATCTCCAGTTACAAGAGCTGGTGGCGGTGGAGGAGCATCTGAGAATCCTGGTGAACCTGGTATTGGTCAAGCAGGTGGTGGTAATGGTGGTGTTCCAAATAGTAGACCTGGAAAACCTGCTACAATAGCTAATGTTGGTAGTGGCGGTGGTGGTGCAGCTTGTGCACCTGGAGGAAACGCTTCAGCAGGTATTGTAATTATAAGGTATAAATATCAATAGGAAAAAATTATGGGAATAAATTCATGCGGAACAACATTAATAGATAATGGCACTTTTAAAAATATAGGTGCTATAACTTGGGATACAACTGCAAAGACATCTGGTTTTACTGCGGTTGCAGGAAATGGATATTTTTGTAATACTACTTCAGCATCGTTTACAGTAACGCTACCTTCATCTCCAACAGCTGGGGATACGGTTGGTATTTCTGATTACGCTAATACTGCAGATACAAACAATATTATTATCGGTCGAAATGGATCTAATATTCAAGGTGCCGCAAGTGATTTTGTAATTAACATAGAAGGTGGGTCTGTTTTATTAATTTATGCAGATGCAACAAAAGGTTGGTTATTAGTAGATGCTGCAAAAGCAAATGATATTTCTCAAGGTCCAACTTATATTGTAGCAACAGGCGGAAGTATTACTACTTCTGGAGATTACAAAATTCACACCTTTACAGGACCAGGGACATTTACAGTTTCTTCTGTAGGTAATCCAATAGGTGGACCTAATAATATAGATTATTTAATAGTTGGTGGTGGAGGTGGTGGTGCTTCACAAAACTACCCTGATGATAGAGGAGCTGGAGGCGGTGGAGCGGGTGGTCTTAGAACTACTTATCCAAGCCCAGCAGGAAGTGTTCCTGTTAGTGCTACTACATATCCAATTTCAGTTGGTGGAGGTGGAGCAGGAGCAGTAGGAGCACCCAGTGTTAATGGTTCTAATGGAAGTAGTTCATCAGGTTTTAGTATAACTTCTGCTGGTGGAGGTTATGGTGGAGGCCACGATCAAGTTGGTGGCCCAGGTGCTTCAGGTGGTGGTGGTAGTAATTTTACAACAGGTCGTCCTGGTGGGACAGGGAATACTCCTCCAGTTAGTCCTCCACAAGGTAATCCAGGTGGAACAGGATCACCTAATGCATCACCGTGGACTGGTGGCGGTGGTGGTGGACATTCAGCTGCAGGAACTAATGCAGGTCCAGGATCAGCAGGTCCAGGAGGAGCTGGCACAGCAAATTCAATTACAGGATCATCTGTTACAAGAGCAGGTGGTGGAGGCGGTGGTGGAGGCCCTGGCGGAACTCAAGGTTCTGGTGGCGCTGGAGGTGGTGGCGCAGGTTCTAATACTCCAGGCCCAGCAACACCTGGTACTGTTAACACTGGTGGTGGCGGTGGTGGTAATGGAGAATTTAATCAAGCAGGTGGAGCTGGTGGTTCAGGAATTGTTATTATTAGATACAAATATCAATAAGATTAATGTATTTACTTAAATTAAATTATAATATATAAGGAGAATATTATGGCACATTTTGCAAAACTAGGAGTAAACGGAAAAGTTATTCAAGTATTAACACTTGATAATGTTAATATGTTAAACGCTGACGGAGTAGAAGACGAAGCAGTAGGTCAACAATATTTAGAACAACACAATAATTGGCCTGCACAAATGTGGATTCAAACATCATATAATACAATTGGTAATCAACATACAAACGGTGGAACTGCATTCAGAGGAAACTATGCAGGTATTGGTTATACTTGGGATGAAGATAATCAAATCTTTTGGCCTAAACAACCATATGCTTCATGGTTAAAACATATTGCAACTGCATCTTGGAAATCTCCAATTGGTGATGCACCAGCTTTAACTCAAGAACAACAAGATCAAAATACAGCTGGGACTCATTCTTGGGGTTATAAGTGGAATGAATCAACAACAGCGTGGGATTTGACAAATAATAGAGCATAATATATATCTGGTGGTGGTATGCAAAAGAAAGTTTTAACAGAGCAAGCTTTATATTTTGGTAATGTTTCAATGCCTAAAGGTTTTGAAATAGATAGAGATAAATTATCAGGCGATATTTTACAATCAACATTTACAGATTCAGAGTTTCCATTTTCAAGAACTTGGGACATGCTTAATACTTACATGAGAGAACATGTAAATGTAGAATATAATTTTCAATTAATTAATAAAAAAACTTGGGGTGATATGTACAAACCCAATCAGCAAACAGAACCATTATTTAATATTGATCCTGTAGATTTAAAAAATTCACCTGATTACACATTACTTTATGGTGTAAAAACCAATAACTGTTTTGTAAGAATTTTCTATGATGATAATAGAAGAAAAGGTTTAAGTTGGGATATAGAATTAAAAGATAATATGTTTATTATGTTTCCATCAACAAATATGTATTATCTAAACAATAGACAGAAAGATAGTTTGAATTTTGTTCAAACAATAACTTATGAATATATCTAATTATTACTGGTATTTTACTTCAGCAATACCACCAAAACTATGTGATGATATTATTAAATATGGCTTATCACATACTGAATCTTTAGCTAGGACTGGTGGATATGGAGATAAAGAACTTACTAAAGATCAAATTAGAGATATGAAACGTAAAAGAAATTCTGATTTAGTATGGCTTAATGATCCATGGATATATAAAGAACTTCATCCATATATACATCAAGCAAATAAAAATGCTGGTTGGAATTTTGAATGGGATAGATCGGAGTCTTGTCAATTTACAAAATATAAACTGAATCAATATTATGATTGGCATTGTGATTCTTGGGATAAACCCTATAACAGAAAAGATCCAAACGCACCTGATCATGGTAAAATAAGAAAGCTTTCGATGACTTGTCAATTAACAGATGGCTCTGAATATGAAGGTGGTGAATTAGAGTTTGATTTTAGAAACTATGATCCTCATATGAGAGAGGAAGCTAAACATTTAAAACAAGCAAAAGAAATTTTACCAAAAGGATCTATTATTGTATTTCCTTCATTTGTATGGCATAGAGTTAAACCAGTAACGAAAGGAGTAAGATATTCATTGGTTATGTGGAATCTTGGATATCCATTTAAATAATATGAATTTTATACATAAAGTACCAAAAGCTTATTCAAAAAGTTCTTGTGATAAACTTATTAAATGGTTTGAAGAAAATATTGATAAAGCTCAATCTGGATTGGCAAATAAAGATAAAATTAAAGATTTAGAGATTTGCTTAGAATTAAAAAATGCTGGAGATTATTTTGGTTTAGGTAAAAGTATAGTCAAAGGTATAAAAGATTTTAAATCTAAATATCAATTAATAGATAAATATATTAATAAATGGCAACTTAGAAATTTTGTACAACTTATGAAATACGAACCTAATAATTATTATAATTTAATTCATTGTGAAAATGATGGAAATGAAAAATTTTTTAAAAGAGTTTTTGCTTTTATGATATTTTTAAATACTATCAAAAAAGGTGGGGGAACTAGATTTTTATTTCAAAAAACTACAATAAAACCAGTAGCGGGAGATTTTTATATATGGCCTGCTTATTGGACACATTTGCATCAAGGAGTAAATGCACCGAAAGAAAGTAAATACATTATAACAGGATGGGTAGAATATATATGATTATAGAAGAATATTTTAAAACACCAATTTGGCTTGAACAAAAACCTGAATTTATTAAATCCTTAAATCAAGCATCTAATCAATATATTAAAGATGCCAAAAAAAGGGAAAAAGAATATATCAAAAAACATGGTGATTTTGGAACATCTTATCATTCAACTGCTCTCATACATGATAATAAATTTTTAGATTTTAGAAATTATATTGGTCAAAAGTCTTGGGAGTTTTTAGATTGGCAAGGTTTTGATATGCAACAATATCAAACTATGTTTTCTGAATTATGGGTACAGGAATTTGCTAAAAAAGGTGGTGGACATCATTCAGCTCATATTCATTGGAATCAACATGTATCAGGTTTTTATTTTTTAAAATGTTCTGATAAAACATCTTTTCCAATATTTCATGAACCACGGACAGGTGCACGTAGTACAAAATTAAAATTAAAAAATGATAAAGGTATATTTCATGGAACTGAATTAGTTCATTTTAAAGTACAACCTGGAACTTTAATTATATTCCCTGGATATTTAGAACATGAATATGCAGTGGACCATGGTGTAGAACCATTTAGATTTATACATTGGAATATACAAGCAGTACCAAAAGGAATGGCTAAAGATGTCATTTAAGAAAAATAAATATACAATTATACGTCAAGCAATCTCAAAAGACTTAGCAACTTTTGTTGCAAATTATTTTAGTATGCAAAAACAAGTTTATGATACTTGCAGAGCACAAAGATATATTTCTCCATATGAAACTTTATTGGGTTATTATGAAGGAGCTGATGAACAGATTCCAAATACTTATAGTCAATATTCTAATATTGCTATGGAAACATTATTACTAAAATGCCAACCTAAAATGGAAGAAGTAACAGGATTAAAATTATATCCTGCCTATACTTATGCAAGAATTTATAAAAAAGGTGATGTCTTAAAAAGACATAAAGACAGATTTAGTTGTGAGATATCTACTACCATGAATTTAGGTGGTGATGATTGGCCAATCTATTTAGAACCTTCTGGAGAAGTAGGTAAAAAAGGTATTAAGGTAGATTTAAAACCTGGAGATATGTTAGTTTACTCTGGTTGTGAATTAGAACATTGGAGAGAAAAATTTAAAGGTAAAGAATGTGTTCAAGTATTCTTACATTATAACAATCAAAAGACTCCTGGATCTAAAGAAAATATGTTTGACAAAAGACTACATTTAGGTCTTCCATCTTGGTTTAAAAGGTAGTATATTATAATGGAGGCAGTGGCTACCACCACATACCACCACTGTCTCCTTTATAATATTTGGATAAACTATGCTTCAGAAACTTAATTTTAAACCTGGTTTCAATAAAATGGTCACAGACTCTGGTGGAGAATCACAATGGGTTGATGGTGACTTTGTAAGATTTAGATATGGACTTCCTGAAAAAATAGGAGGTTGGTCTCAATTAACTAATTCTAATCATACCTTACCAGGTGTAGCACGTGCACAACATGATTTTACTTCTATTGCTGGTGAAAAATATGTAGCAATAGGTACATCTCAAGGTTTATTTTTATACTATGCAGGTGAGTTTTATGACATTACACCATTAGATAATGATGTAATTACAGGTGCAACCTTTGATGCAACAACGGGTTCTGCAACCGTTACAGTTAATAAAACTTCACATGGTTTATTAGATGGAAGATATATTACATTTTCATCTGTTACAGTACCGACTGGTTCAGGTTATGCTACTTCTGATTTTACAGATAATACTTTTGAAGTAAGAAATAAAACTTCAAATACATTTGAGATTATTATGCCTTCTACTTCAGCAGGTACTACTTCAGGAACAGGTTCAGCACAAATTGATCCATATATAATTATCGGTCCAACATTTCAAACTGCAGGTTTTGGTTGGGGTACAGATACCTGGGGCTCAGGAACTTGGGGTACGGAAAGTTCAACTAGCAACGTAATTCTGGATCCAGGGCTCTGGAGTCTTGATAACTTTGGTCAAATATTAATTGCAACTATTCACAATGGTGAAACATTTACTTGGAATTCAGGAGCTGCATCTCCTAGAGCTAACAGAGCAACCCTTATGTCTGGTGCTCCTACTAAAACACTTTTAACTCAAGTATCTGATAGAGATAGACATTTATTTCATTTTGGAACTGAAACAACAATTGGAGATAGTACAACTCAAGATCCAATGTTTATAAGATTTTCAAATCAAGAAGATTATAGTACTTATCAACCAACAGCGACGAATACTGCAGGAACTTTTAGACTTGATAAAGGTAATGAAATTGTTGGAGCGGTATCAGGAAAAGATTATACATTAGTACTAACAGATACTTCAGCATATGTTATTCAATATGTAGGTCCACCATTTACTTTTTCAGTTAGACAAGTAGGTACTAACTGTGGATTAATAGGTCAAAACGCATTAAGTTATTCTAATGGTATTGTTTTTTGGATGTCTGGTGAAGGTGGATTCTTTATGTATGATGGTACGGTAAAAGCCATACCATGTTTAGTAGAAGATTTTGTATTTACTACAACTGGAGATAATCTAGGTTTAAATTATAACTCTAGTCAATTAGTATATTGTGAACATAATACTTTATATAATGAAATTAATTGGTTTTATCCTGCTTCAGGTTCTGAACAAATAAATAGATGTGTTACATTTAATTATGCAGAAAATGTTTGGACAACATCTTCTTTAGCAAGAACTTCTTATTTAGATCAAAGTGTTTTTAATTTACCATATGCAACTGCATACGATAAAACTGCATTACCTAATTTTCCAATACAAGGTATTACTAATAAGTATGGTGCATCCACTTACTATGAACATGAAAAAGGAACCGATCAAGTTAATAGTAGTGGTACTACTTCTATAAACGCTTATATTCAATCTGGAGATTTTGATATATCGGCAACAAGAGATATCACCGGTCAATCAACAGGAATCGCAGACTTTAGAGGTGATGGGGAATTTATTATGTCTATGAGACGATTTGTACCTGATTTTAAAGTATTAACTGGTAATTCAAAAATAACTTTATTATTAAATGATTACCCAAGTGGAACTGCGACTAGTTCACCTTTAGGTCCATTTACAATTACATCATCTACTGATAAAGTAGACACACGAGCAAGAGGAAGATTACTTTCAATTAAAATAGAAAATGATGGCACCGGTGAAACGTGGCGTTATGGAACTTTGAGAGTAGATGCAAGACCGGATGGAAGAAGATAATGGCTAAAATAAGTACATACATACCTGAACCAAAACAAGAATACGATCCAGAAAATCAAAGACAAATTTTACAATCTATATCTACAATGAAAGATGAATTAAACTTTTCATTTCAAGATGATTTAAGAAAAGAATTAGAAAGATTTACATGGTTTAATATGAGGTTTGGTTGCTAATGTCTTGTAATAATGTCAATACAACAGGATCAACAACTCCATCATCTGCAGAGATAGATTTTTGGTTAGCAGTTGCTAAAGGTGACTTTACTGGTTATTCTAACGTATCTAAATTTGGATATAATCCAACTGTTGGGTCTGGTAATTATGAAAGTATTTGGGAAGGCAGTAATGCTTATCCTTGGATGAGTACCGATGATCAATTAGAAGTTCTAAGCTCAGATACAGATGATACATCAGCTGGAACTGGTGCAAGAACAGTTGAACTACAAGGTTTAGATTCTAGTTGGAATGTATTAACAGAAACAGTAACTATGAATGGTACAAGTGCTGTTACTACAACAGCATCTTTTCTAAGAATTTTTAGAGCAAGAGTAGTAACCGCTGGAAGTTCTGGAAGAAATGAAGGAACTATTACTATTCGAGATCAAGATACATCTACTACAAGAGCATTAATTACTAATCCTGCAACATATGGAA